CAAACAAGATCAAGTCCTTCCTGCACTTCTCTGTACCTGATGAGGGACCTCTTGCGGATTTTGAAAGCTGGATGCCGGACTTCATGCAGGGACTTGCCGACGGTATCAACGCAAATACCAGCGTGGTCAATGATGCGGTCAACAGCTTTGCAGGCGGTCTGGCTGAGAAAATCAGCAGTGTGATTCAGAGCGCTCTGTCCAATGTTGTTGCATCGGTGCAGGGCTTCATAACGCAGGTGTTTGATACTGTCAAAACGGTCTGGACAAACGCCAATGCTGCGATCAATGCGACGATGTCGCAGATCAAAAACGGCATCACAGGCGGATGGAAGGCCATTGTTTCTGTGGTTGAAAATGCGCTTGACAACATCAAAAAGGTCATCACCACAACATGGAAAGCGGCTGCATCTGTTATCGAGGCAGCACTGAACGGGATCAAAAAGATCGTGACTGCGGTCTGGACAGCAATGAAAACGCTCATCAATACCGGACAGCTTGACATCAAAAATGTGATCTCGACAACGTGGAATGCTGCGAAGGATGTTGTGAATACTGCGCTGAATGCAATCAGAACCGTGGTGCAGTCTGTATGGAATGCAATGCCGGATATCGTGAGAAATCCAATGAATCAGGTGAAGGATGCTGTGCTGTCAATCTGGGACAACATCAAAAACGGCATCGGCGACAGGCTCGGCGGCGTGCGTGATGCAGTCAGAAATGCAATGAGCGCTGTCTATGATGCAGTCATGGAAAAGGTCAACAGCTCATGGTCGTGGGGACGCGACCTCATGCAGAACCTTATCAACGGTCTGAACTATATGCTCGGCAATCTCATCAATACGGTTGCTGACGTGGCACGAGCAATCAGCGATTATCTGCACTTCTCCGTTCCTGACAAGGGACCTCTGACGGAGTTTGAAAGCTGGATGCCGGACTTCATGAAAGGACTGGCACAGGGCATCAACAAGAGCAAAAAGTACGTCGAGAAGGCAATTTCCGGTGTTGCGGATGCTATGACCATAGCGATGAATTCTGACTTCAACGTAGATATGTCCGGTGTGACCGGCGCAATGGCAGGCGCAGGCGGCACGACTGTGGTCAACAACTACAATAACAACAGCCGGACAGTGAATCAGACCAATAATAGTCCGAAATCGCTGTCGCGGCTGGAAATTTATCGTATGACCAAGAACGCTATAAGAACGTAACTTGTTAACTATTTTTTCAGCTTTGCATGATGATCTGCCAAATATGGTTTCATTTCTGGTGTTATTTGAATATTTGGTATATTCGCAATACTAAGTGCAGCCTTTTCGCTTGAAGATAACGTCGTAGACACAATGAGTGTTCCTGTGCCCTCATCAAAAGTAATCAGGTGTTTATCAAACAAAGCATCATGATGAGGGCACAGCAAAAGACCGTTATTTACGTCTAAACGTTCAGAATCGCTAACACAATCAGACCACTTTTTTATATGACTTGCGACCAGCATTGATTCTGTCGTGATCTGACAAAGTGCACATTTACAGCCATATTTGTTTTTTAGAAGTTCTTTAAAAAGTCCTTGACCAATTCGCTGCTTAATAATAGACTCTTTTTCAGTTGTACTTATTTTTGCAACAGAAGAGAGTAACGAGTTGGTTGATCGCAATACTCTTTTTTTCTGTTAGGAAGAGTTGCTTTTTTTATTGAACCACTAGTGATCGTTCCGTTTGCGCCACCAACAACTGCTGTGGCTTGCAACCTATTACCTTTTTGCAATAAATCAATATAATCACCCAAGTATGATGGTATGAAAGTATATATTATATTATTGTGTGAATCTTTACATTCGTTGATGCCATTACGGATTCCATTTAGTAATTCTTGAACCTTAACTTGGCACGATTTTTGAGATGCGCCCCAATTTTTATTATATGTTGCATCCCAAGCTGCAAAAACTGGTCCCACAGGAGATTCATAGATACCTAACAAAAGAGTTTTTTCAGTATTTGAGATTGGTCTCTTAAATCCTGTTGCATCAATACCTTTCTGAATTTGTATACGTTTTTCATCTAGAAGATTAGGACGACCTCCATTCGAAATTCTCCATGCGTATATATATAAATCAATTTGGCCAGTCCCATTGTCTACGGTTAATTGATACGGTTGGTGTTTTCTGTTAATCCAATTTACAGTATAATTATCTGAAACAAGTGCCTGTTCTATAATACTGCGAATTTGAAAAGGCGAAGGTCCAATTGGATCCGGACCCGGTCCAATCGTAAGATCTGATAGAATTTGATTGTATTGCATTTTAATCCTCCTTTAGTAGCGAGAGTAATGTACATATTATATCACATGTGAGATTCATTGTCAACCATAACAGGAGGTGTACAAAATATTTTTCACATTATTTATTGAAAATATTTGCGGTGATCGTATTGACATGACCACAACCGCAAACAGATATATGATTTCAAAAGTCGAAGGCTTATCTCCACCTGCAGGAACAATCAGCACCTCCAGCTATGCGGGCATGGATGGCAGCTACCTCAACAACGCTTTCATTGAGAAGCGGAATGTGGTCATTCACTTTGAGATGAGAGGTGTGGGGGTGGAAGCCCGCAGACATCAGCTTTATAAGGTGGTGAAACCCTCCCGCTACATCAAGATTTACTACGCGACCGCAGGCATAGACGTTTTCACTGAGGGCTATGTTGAAACCTGTGAGGTCAGCAACTTCGAGCAGCTTGTCACCGGACAAATTTCTATTCTCTGTCCAGATATCTACTGGTATTCCACAGAATCCGTCATGGCATATTACAGTCAGATCACAGGCGCATTCACATTCCCGTTCCCGACAGAGAGCAACCCAGAGCCGTTTGTACTGGGCAAATTCAACACACAGAACATCATGGAGATCATAAATGACGGTGACGAGATCGGCTTCACCTTGCAGATAGAAGCCCTTGAGGACGCCAGATCACCCACGCTGTATAATGCGGACACGGACGAGTATCTGCAAATCACCGGCGACATCCTCGCAGGCGATATTATCACGGTGACGACCAAGACTGGCAACAAGACCGTCACGCTTGATCGCGGCGGCGTCAAGACCAACATCATCAACCGGCTTGTTTCCGGCTCGACATGGCTGACGCTGCGTGAAGGCAGAAACCGTTTCTACCTGCGCGGCACCGGGCTGCAAAACCTGAAAGTCACCATTGTTCACACAAATGCGTATCTGGGGGTGTAGTATGCAGATTGAAGTTTACCGAATGACAGCAGAGGAAGATGCGCTGACGATCACCCTTGAGGCAATCTGCGACACTTTTTCTTCACTACTCTGGGATATCGAATATTACGAGTGCGGCGGCTTTGAGGTGTATATCGCCGCAAACCCGCAGAATACTAAGATTTTCCAGACCGGCAGAATCGTCGGGCGTGATGATGATAACCTGCATTTTGGCATCATTGAATCGGTGCTGATCAATACAGATATTGAAAACGGCGACTACCTGACAGTGCGTGGTCGCTTTTTGATGTGCCTGCTGGAACGGCGCATCATTCACCCGACCTACAACGTGACAGCGGCAAAGGCATACAGCGAAATCGTCCGGGAGGTCGTGACGCAGAATGCGCTGCTCACGGACAATCGCAGGATTCCGGGGCTTTTCCTCGGAACGGTCACCGGCACCTGCTGGGAGCAGACCGCAACGCTGCAAATATCTTACACAAACCTGATGCAGTGGGTGTATACGATCTGCGAGAAGCTGGGCGGCACGGCGAATATCCGGCTGGTGAAATCCTCCGGGGAGCAGTACCGCATGGTGTTCGACCTATCCGAAGGCGCTGACCGCAGCATCATGCAGGAGGATAATCCGCATATTATCTTCTCCGACGCATACAGCAATCTGCTCTCGTTCAGCTATGCGGAGGACAGCAGCGTCCAGAAGAATTTCGCATATATCTTCGGTCAGGGCAAGGGTGATGAACGCAAGCGCACCACATATTGTGACGGCGATGAGCCGACCTATCTTGACCGCTATGAAGTGTATGTGGATGCGGACGATATTTCCGAGACAGAGCAGGTCGAGGGAGAAACGATCACGATTCCGGAGGAGAAGTATATCGAACTGCTGAAAACAAGAGGCTCGGAACGGCTGGTGCTGCCGAAAACGGCATCGGAGTCGGATATTGCAGCGCACAACACACAGTATGTATACAACCGCGATTATTTCGTCGGTGACTATGTGACGGTGCAGCACCGGCGCTTCGGTATGATGCAGCCGCAGATACAGCTCGTCGGTATGATTGAGGGCTTCGACCAAAACGGCAGAAGCCTGACACCAACTTTCAAGGAGGCGTGATATATGGCTTTTTACAGCGGATTTTTCAATTCAAAGGGGCTTGACCGCACCTATACGGCGGAGGATTTCACATCGTATCTTTCGTCTATTATCTGTAATGGTATTCTCGATACTTACGGTCAGATGTTTAAGCTGACTGCGGCTTCTTCCGGTTTGAAAGTCACACTCGGTACCGGCAAGGCATGGATTGACGGACACTATTTCATCAACGATGCCCGCTACAGCATCGACCTGACAAGCTATCAGGATGAATCGCTTCCTCGCTATGTGGCGATTGCTATTCTCCTTGATGTGGGAGAATCCGTCCGCAGTGTATCTCTCGAAATCACGCCTGGAACGCCTGCGGAGAATCCTTCGCTTCCGTCGCTGCCAAGTGACGAAAATAAAACTCGTCTGCTTATGTATGCAGTACGCCTGAATCCGGGAGCAACAGAGCTTACTGAGCGAGACTGGTACGACTACCGCGAGGATAAGAACGTCTGCGGTTACTGCCAGTGTATCCTCGGCAAGTGCAAGGTGACGGAGCTGATGACGCAGATGGCGCAGCTTGTCGCAGAGGTTCAGGAGAACAACGAGACCATTGCGGAACTGACCAATAAGGTCGATACTCTCCAGACGGAAGTCGATGATATCATCGGCGGTATTGTTGAGATCGGCACCTGTGGCGAGAATATCCACTATGTTCTCTATGAAAACGGAAAGCTCCTGCTGCATGGAACAGGGGAGACCTATGATTACGAGATCGGACGTTCGCCTTTCTGGGAGAATGAAAATATCAGAAGTCTTGTTGTCTCTGACGGTATCACAAAAATCGGAAACAGTTTGTTTGAACGCTGCAAGAGCATGGCATTGGCAAGTTTCCCGACCAGCCTTACTGAGATCGGAGAGCGTGCGTTTTTCATGTACGATCAGGGTGGTCTCACTGTGCTGAACCTCCCCGCCACCGTTACAACCATCGGAGAAAAGGCATTTGCCTGCGAAGCACTTACATCTGTGACACTCCCGGAAACGCTGACAACGCTCGGAAATTACCTGTTCATGGATTCGCATACACTGACTTCTGCTCGTGTGGAATGCGAGGAAATTCCCAGTTTCTGCTTTGTAGGGACACCTTTACAGAACCTTATACTAAGCTACAATGTTAAGAAAATCGGCTCTCACATGATAAACTACACGCCTCTGCATGAGCTTGTTTATGAGGGCAGCCTTGCGGATTGGGCTACGGTTACGAAGGACGGTAATTGGGATAACAACAGCGGTCAGGGCGATCCGCACGGACTTGACAAGGTAATTTGCCTTGACGGATACATGGAATATGACCGTGAAAACAGAGTATGGACGGAGGTGCGTGATTAATGTGGAAATTCCTTGTAAAGAACCAGAGCATTGAGATCATGGAGCGTGAGGTGCTGGCGGATCATCAGATCCAGTATGTGCAGTTCAAGTTTACCTTTGACGGAGACTGGCGGCGCTTTCATAAGGTCGTGCAGTTCAGCCAGTGCGATGAGACCTATAATATCGTCCTCGGCACTGATGGCACATCGCTGTATCTGCCTGTGGAGCTTCATGTCGGCGCTGCAAAAATGTCGGTGTTCGGCTACGACACCGAAAGCGACACGACTGTTCGTGCAACGACTGTGCCGGTTACGCTGAATATCCGTCCTTCCGGCTTTGTGGGCGACGACGAGCCGCCCATTCCGCCGACGCCGGATCTGTATGCGCAGCTTCTGAAGAAGATCGAGGAAGCGGGACACGGCGCTGACGGTAAGTCTGCCTATGAAATTGCTGTGGAGCATGGATATGTCGGTACGGAAACCGAGTGGCTGGCATCGCTCAAGGGAGAGCCGGGTGAAACACCGGATATGTCGGAATACCCGAAAACCTCAGAGGTCACAATCATTGTCGAGCGCGAGATCGAGGCGGCGACCGGAGATTTTCATTCTCATGCAAACAAGGCAACGCTCGACCGCATGACTCCGAAGTTGATGCAGGAGCTTTCCGACTTGCAGCAGTTTGAGGACAGGACACAGTATGAGATTCAGACCATCAACGAGGAGCTTCTGACACTGAATGCGCAGCGGCATACACATAACAACAAGGAAGTTCTTGACACCATTACCGAGCAGTATTTGCAGGATGAAGCGGCTTTCCGCGCATCGACCAGCAACGCACTGCACAGCCTATCCACAGGGCTGAGTGAGGTTTCTGCGCAGGCGCATTCTCATGCAAATAAATCCATTCTGGATAGTATTACGCAGGAAATGCTTGACGGTATCGAAAGTGTGGCGCGACAGGCACATTCACATCACAACCTCGCAACTCTGAACGGCATCACGGATTCTCACGTTTCCCGCTGGGAAGAGGCATACTCCGCAGCAATGAACCTCAATGAGCGTGTCGGTGTAAATGAGGGCGTGTTCGAGCGCTTCAAGACGGAGATCCTCTATGATATGCAGGGCTGCCGCACATCCATTTCGGATATTCTTCCCCGGCTTTCTGCCGTGGAGACTGAGCTGTCCGGAGTAGAGACGGCACTTGCGACTATTGTGGAGGTGACGACATGAGCATTGCAAATTATCTGACGGCGCTGGATGCGCAGCGCGATCAGCTTGCCCGGAACCTTGTAACAATGGGTGTGCAGGCATCGGAGTCCGAAAAGCTGAATACCCTTGTGCCAAAGGTGCTGCAGATCCCGTCCGGCAAACCGGAGGTGGCGCTGTTCCGCAACGGCAATGATGCTCTTACTACATATGGTGAGAGCATCTACACTTTTTATATTGACGGCTACCGCAGCATTGCGGGCTTTGCGGATGTGTATCCACATTTCTGCTGTGCGGAGAATGACTACTCGCTTTACTACAATCAGCCGGACTTTAACTGGGGTGCTGTCATTTATACGATGTGTATCACTCCGGTACGCATCACACCTGCAAGCAGGATTCTGCTTACCTACAAGTCTGGCTCGACCGATGCAGGTGAAATGTGGCTGGTGCGCAAGAGCAGTCAGCAGATGTCGCCAGCGGAAACGGCAAGATACATTCACGAAAAGCTCAGCGGCGGCGAGGCAATTTCCATTCCGTTCGGCTGGCTCGGCTCTGTGGGCAACTTCATCACCGTGCTGCACGACTGCGGCAGTGTATCTGCTGACGACTATTATCTCGCTTGGAAAGCGGTGACGGACAACACACACCCGATGATTCGGGCTGTTAAGGTACTGGAGGTGACGACATGAAAGGAAGCATTTGTACGGTGATCGGCGCAATCGGCGGCGGAATTGCAGCCCTGTTCGGGGGCTGGGATTCTGCGCTGGTGACGCTCATCATCTTCATGGGCATTGACTTTGCAACCGGAATGATTACCGGAGCTATGGGCAAGTCCAAGCACAGCAAGTCCGGCAAGCTCAACAGCAAGGCGGGCTGGTACGGGCTTGCGAAGAAAGGCAGCATTCTCATGCTCATTATTGTGGCGGTGCGTCTGGATATTCTGCTCAATACGAATTATGTGCGTGATGCGGTGTGCATTGCATTCTGCGTAAACGAGCTGCTTTCCATCGTGGAAAACACATCGCTCATGGGCATTCCGTATCCGCCCGCACTGAAAAATGCCATTGAAGTCCTGCAAAAACAGGCAGGGAGAAAGGATGATAACGATGATTAAGACCTACGGCTATACCGATAACACGCAGCTTTCTCCGCACTTTAATGCGCAGGAGTTCCGCTGCAAATGTGGCAAGGAACATGATTTTCAGATCGACGATGATCTCATCACCAAGCTGGAGACGCTCTATGCAGCCCTCAATTGCTCCAAGATCATCGTGACATCCGGTTTCCGTTGTGCTGCTCATGATAAGGCAGTCAAGGGCAGCGGCACGGGACAGCATACACTCGGCAAGGCAGCGGACATCTGCTGCTATGGGCAGGACGGACAGCCCATTAGCAGCAAGACCGTCTGTTGCAAGGCACAGGACATCGGCTTCGGCGGTATCGCCAACATCACGCCTGCCTACATTTATACACACGTTGACGTGCGCTCCGGCAAAAAGTGGTACGGCGACGAGGTGCAGGGCAACAGCAGCGTGACCGATAATTTCTATGAATATTTCGGAGGCGAGGATATGAAGGGCATTGACGTGAGTGCGCACAACGGTGCAATTGACTGGCAGAAGGTCAGGGCTGACGGCATCAGCTTTGCCATTCTCCGTGCTGGTTTCGGCAAGCTAGCAAAGCAGAAAGACGAGCGTTTCGAGGACAACTACGCAGGCGCAAAGGCGGCTGGCATTCCGGTCGGTGCGTACTGGTATTCCTACGCTATGGACGAGGACGAGGCAAGGCAGGAGGCGGATGTATTCCTGTCCGTCATCAAGGGAAAGCAGTTTGAGTTCCCGGTCTATTTTGACCTTGAGGAGAAAAAGCAGTTTGACCTCGGCAAGGAAAAGGTGTCTGCCATTATGCGGGCGTTCCTTGAAAGAGTGGAGGCAGCGGGATACTTCGTCGGTCTCTACGGTTCTGCATCCTCGCTCATGACGCACACCGCTGATGACATCAAATCGTGGTATACAATCTGGCTGGCGCACTGGTGCGACCAGACCAACTACGGCGGTGCATACGGCATCTGGCAGCATTCCGAGAAGGGCAAGGTTGCAGGCATCAGCGGCAATGTCGATCTGGACATCGGCTACAAGGACTTTCCCACGATCATCAGGGCGAAGGGGCTGAACGGCTACGGCAAGGAGGAAGTCCTGCCGAATCCGCCTGCGCCTGCTGCCGATGAAGGCATCACGGTTGAGGTCACTGTGGACGGGAAGAAATACAGCGGAAAACTGAATAAGGCATGAGATATGGGCTGTCGGGGATTTTTTCTCCGGCAGCCCTTTTTTTGTTGAAACAAGTCTTTGAAACATTGGAACAATGCAGTTGTTTCATACCAGTTGTCTCGGTGAAAAATGCCGCCCAGACCGTAAGAATCACACCACCCTAAGACAAGTTATACAACTATATCTATATAGTACAAATAAAAGGAATATTTATATAATAATAGAGCGCGCATACGCACATATACGCGCGTAAGGAAATTTTTGTCCCACTTGTCTTCGTCAAAACACGCTCCTGCTTTCCAATGAGAAGTAGGAGGTGTTGATATGACAGATGTACAAAAGGCAGATATTATCCGTCTGCGCTCCGAGGGACAGTCATTTGGTAAGATTGCCGCTGCGCTTGAACTATCCGTAAACACGGTCAAATCATTCTGCACCCGAAATAAGGATAGCCGTCTTTGCTATTGCTGCGGCACTCCTATTATACAGCCGCCGCGCACCCGGCAAAAGAAGTTCTGCTCTGACAAATGCAGGATGAAGTGGTGGTATGCGCATAAGGATGATGTGAACCGCAGAGCTATTTATGATTTCACCTGCGCCTGTTGCGGAGAACCTTTTCAGGCATACGGCAACGATCATAGGAAGTATTGCAGCCGTCAGTGCTATTTGCAGTCCCGATTCGGAGGTGAACGGCATGGACTTTCAGAGTGAAATGATGTATCAGGCGACCATGAGCATCGCACGGAAGATGCTCCGTGACGGGCTGATTTCGGAGGATGAATATCGTCAGATTGATACAATGTTCATTGAGAAATACCAACCTAAAATCGGCACATTATTCGTTGACTTACAGCCGGAACAGAGGTAATATGGGATACTGAAAGGAGGGCTATTTATGCGTAGAATCACGAAAATAGAGCCTACAGAGCCCATATTGCCCAAGCGAAAACGAGTCGCTGCCTACGCTCGTGTGTCAATGGAATCTGACCGTCTGGCACATTCCCTTGCGGCGCAGATCAGCTACTACAGCGACCTCATTCAGAAGAATCCTGAGTGGGAATATGCTGGGGTGTACGCTGACAGTTTCGTTTCCGGCACGGAAACCGGCAAGCGGCAGGAGTTCCAGCGGATGCTGGCAGACTGCGATGCAGGAGCGATAGACATTATCCTCTGCAAAAGCATATCAAGGTTTGCCCGCAATACGGTTGACCTGTTGGAGACTGTACGCCATCTGAAAGATCTCGGCATCGAGGTGCGCTTCGAGAAAGAGAACATCAACTCCCTTTCCGGTGACGGTGAACTGATGCTTACCATTCTTGCCAGCTTTGCGCAAGAGGAAAGCTACAGCATTTCTGATAATGTGAAGTGGGGCATCCGTAAGCGGTTTGAAAACGGAGAAATGTGCTGCAAAAATCCCGTGTTAGGATATGAGTGGGTTGGCGATCAGCTAATCATCGTTCCAGAGGAAGCCGCTATTGTAAGGCGCATCTTCCAGAATTTCCTTGACGGGAAATCACGGCTGGAAACGGAACGTGAACTGAACGGTGAGGGCATCACGACCAAGAACGGATGCAAATGGCAGGATTCCAATATAAAATGCATTCTGACCAACATCACCTACACGGGAAATCTTCTGCTGCAAAAGGAGTACATTTCCAATCCTATCACCAAGAAGCGCAAGAAGAACAAGGGTGAGCTGCCACAGTACTTCGTGGAAGAAACACATGAGGCAATCATCGACATGGAGACCTTCCGCTATGTGCAGGCAGAAATGCAGCGGCGGCGGGAGTTAGGGGCTTTGGCAAATAAGTCGCTTAACACATCTTGTTTTACAGGAAAAATCAAATGCCCGTTCTGCGGTCTTAGCTATATGCACAACACACGCACTGACCGTGGCAACTTTCAGGAATTCTGGTCATGCGGCAATATGAAAAAGAAGGGCGGTCGCTGTCCGGTCGGCGGCAGCATCAATCATAAGCACCTGCGGGAAACCTGCGCAAAGGTACTGGGGCTACCGGAGTTTGATGATGATGCTTTCCTCGCACGGGTGGATACCGTACTCGTTCCCGCACGGGAAACGCTGGAATTCCACCTCACGGACGGTACGGTCACCACAGTCGAGTGCAGGAACACCGGGCATCAGGACTGCTGGACACCGGAAAGGCGGGCGGAAACAGCAAAACGGCGCAGAGACAGCGCAGCTCCGAATCGCCCAGATTCTACTTGCTTTACCAAGAAAATCAAATGCCTGCGCTGCGGTCTGAATTACCGCAGGGGTACACGGAAAGATGTGCATCATTGGAGATGTGCAGGCGCAAATGGATGTCTGAGCCTGCGGGAGGATGTTCTGAAAACAGTCACCGCCGAGGTGCTGGAACTTCCTTCATTTGACGATAACGTTTTTCTGGAACAGATCAGCCGCATAGAAGTCGATGCCGATGATACGCTGCGGTATGTCTATTACGATGGGCGCACCGAGGAACGGCAGTGGGTAACGCCACCAAAACCGGGGCGAAAATGGACGGCGCACCAACGTGAGGTCATGGCGCAGAAGGTCAGCGAAAGCTGGACACCAGAACGACGGGCGGATATGAGCGTCCGTGCAAAGGAAATGCGAAGGAGGGAGAAACTTGCCAAGAATCACTAAAATCCCCGCATCTATCAGCCGCTATACCTCAGCACCGATTGATGCTCCGGTCAAGCGGAAGGTTGCGGCATACGCCCGTGTATCGACTGACAACGAGGAACAGCTCACATCTTACGCTGCACAGATCAGCTATTATACCGACTACATCAACGGTCGTGAGGACTGGGAGTTCGTCAAGGTGTACACGGATGAGGGTATCTCCGGATGCTCGACAAAGCGCAGAGAGGGCTTTCAGGCTATGGTCGCCGATGCACTGGCGGGAAAGATAGACCTCATCATTACAAAGAGCGTCAGCCGCTTTGCCCGAAACACGGTTGACAGCCTGACAACCATCCGCAGCCTGAAAGAACACAACGTGGAGTGCTATTTCGAGAAGGAAAACATCTGGACGTTTGACGGCAAGGGCGAACTGCTGCTTACCATAATGTCGAGCCTTTCTCAGGAAGAAGCACGCTCCATTTCGGAGAACGTCACATGGGGGCAGCGGAAACGCTTTGCTGACGGCAAGGTCAGCCTTGCGTACAGCCGCTTCCTCGGTTACGACAAAGGAGCAGACGGCAAAATGGTCATCAATCCGGAACAGGCGGAAACTGTGCGGCTCATCTACGGGCTGTTCCTTGAGGGCATGACACCGCATACCATTGCGCTCACCCTGACGGAGAGGTGCATCAAGACACCTAGCGGGAAGGATAAATGGAACGCCACTACCGTCCGGCGCATCCTGACAAACGAGAAGTACAAGGGTGATGCGCTGTTGCAGAAGGAGTTCACGGTCGATTTTCTGACGAAGAAAACAAAGAAGAACTGCGGCGAAATCCCGCAATACTACATCGAGGACGACCACGAGGCTATTATTGATCCTGCCGTCTTCGATCTGGTGCAGCAGGAAATGGAGCGCAGGAACACAGGCACTTCCCGTTACAGCGGAGTGAGCATCTTCTCCAGCAAGGTGAAGTGCGCTGAGTGCGGAAGCTGGTATGGCGCAAAGGTATGGCATTCCACGGATAAGTACCGGAAAGTCATTTACCGCTGCAATCACAAGTACGGCAAGAAACGCTGCACCACACCGCATATCACCGAGGATGAGATCAAGGTGCTGTTCCTGAATGCCGTGAACCGACTTCTGAAACGGCGTGATGAACTGATCGCCAATGTCAAGCTGATCTGCAAGGTCGTCAGCGACACATCTGAGCTGGAAACGGAGCGCACGAAGTATGCTGATGAAATGACTCTGGTCGCCGATATGGTGCAGGCGGCAATGGTGGAGAACGCCCGTGTCGCCCTCGACCAGAACGAGTATCGGCGGCGGAACGATGAACTGGCAACCCGCTTTGAGGAAGCTAAGAAGAAGTATAATGAGCTGTCCGAGCAGATCACCGAGCGAGAAATCCGTGGGCAGAACCTGCGGCATTTTCAGGAAACACTTGAAGCCCTGAAAGGCACGATCACTGAGTTTGACGGTGCGCTTTGGGGCGCATTGGTAGACTACATCACAGTCTATGAGGACGGCAGCAGAACGGTCACGTTCAGGGACGGGACAACGATTTGAGGTATAGAAGCAGAAAGGCACTCCGCCGATGTGGAGTGCCTTTTTGTCGTTTTTTGTGCAATAGGGCTTGAAAAATGGTAGCATATCATGTATAATAGAAGAAAGTATATGTCACTATGTCGTTCTATAGCTTTTTTATTTACATGGGGGGATATTGATGAGCGTTCTTAATGACAGCAGCATTACAATAATCGAGGCTATGAAAAACATTAAAGCCGGGAAATATGTCATGCCTGCATTTCAGAGACAGTATGTCTGGAGCATGGAACAGATAGAAAAACTATGGGATTCCATTCTTCTTGACTACCCTATAGCTACATTTTTGTTTTGGCACGTAGATGAAAACAATGTATCTTCGGATACCTACTTTTGTGATTTTCTTTCCGAAGTTACTTTTGACAGCCGCAAACAGTCTGATAGTCCCAATTATGAGCTTTCAAGCATAAACACAAGTATCACTGATACCGCCATCCTTGATGGTCAGCAGCGTCTGACATCGCTTTATCTCTCGCTTTTCGGCACAGCGTATATTCGGCAGAAACACGCTCGCAAAAACACCAAAGGCGGCACTCTCACAAAATTACTTATAGAGCTTAATAAGCATAAACTGTCGGTTGACGAAGAAGAATATAACAGTAAGAAATTTGATATCAAATTCAGCGAAAAAGTCGGAAGGCTCAGTCCCACCCAATTTGAAATTAGGAATATCCTTCAGGACAGATTTCAATCTGATGAAACAAGAGAGCAGGCTATTGAAGATGCTATTGCCAATGTTCCATCTGATAGTAAAGAGTATGCCAGAAATATCCTGAAGAAGCTCTACGAAAAAATATGTGTTGAAAAGCTCATAAGATTTACTGAAATTCAAGATATGAAGCAGGACGATGCACTTGAAATGTTTGTAAGATTCAACAGCGGCGGAAAGGCTCTGAAGAAGGCTGAGATTACAATGTCTATTCTTGAAGCATACTGGCCGAGTGCTAAATCTGAATTTGGAAAGCTTCTTGTTGATTCTTATAAAGATTTTGGATCGGATTTCATTGTTCGTTCTGCTCTTATGCTCTATGGTGATGTTGTAAAATCCAATATCAACAAACAAATAGCAAATGATCTAAAAAACAATTGGAGTGACTTTGAAAAAGCATTGAAGGCTCTTGAAGCTGTATTAAAGAGCATGAAAATCGAAGTAAGCAGATTTTCTGGTAGTTGGAATGTATTGCTGCCTATTCTATATTTCATATACTACAACCCAGATTACAATAATAACTGTGAAGATATCCGCGCATACTTGATGAGGGCGATATTATTTACATACTTCCAGTCAGGAACAACGAGCAAGCTACAGCAAATGAAGAGCTATATAAACAGCTATGACTACGAGATTACAATTGATATGCTTGATCAGATTACTGATTTGCGTGTAACCGATGGTAAAATAGAAGATATCATCAATTCTGAAAAGGGCAGCAGAGTTGCAGGAGAAGCATTGTATTATCTCAGCCTTGAATGGGTAAATAAAAACTTTAAATATGAACAGGATCATCTTCATCCAAGTGACCGTTTTGATATGAGTAAGCCTGCTGGTGTCACTATGGAAGATTGGAAAATCTGGAGAGGGAATAGAAACCGCCTGCCGAATTTACAGCTTTTGGAAGGCAGGAGCAATGGCAGTAAAAATGATATGCCTTTGATTGAATACTATAATGACATGAACGACGAGCAAAAAGCAGTATTTCTAAGACAAGCTCTTATTCCAGATGGAGTATCTTTGGAAATAGGTAGTTTCGGCTCTTTTTATGATAAACGGAAAGAGTTGCTAACAGAGCAACTTCGTTCGTTATTAGGTTAACTTGTCGTTTACTACTTGAACAGGAGTGATATGTATGGTTTCAGAAGAGTTGAAAGCTATCATTGAAACGCTCAAAAATCAAGGCCAGCAAACTGAGAGTGAAATGGACTTTTTCGAGGCAGCTACTGAAGAGCAAATCTCTGACTTCGAAAAGAATAACAATCTTTCTTTCCCTTCTAAATTCAGAGAGTGGTTGCTATTTTCTGACGGTGGTGAATGTTTTTTACCCGCAAGTGTTCAGTTTTATGGTGTTGCACATAAGCCCCTTATTGATGTTAACAATCAGACCAGACCTGATGACAGTTACGTTGTGATTGGCGGAACGCCGAATGGTGATCCTGTATTGATAAAAAAGGATGCAGAAACCATTTCAATTTATAATAAAGAGGAAGGTAAAATTGAAGAAGAGGAAGTATACGATGACTTCTTTGCATTCTTAAATGGTCTCTATGACTATCTCGGCATGGGAGAGTGATCCTATGGCAAGAGATAATGCTGCTTGTAACAGAGCAATCAGAAAAGCATGGGCGCGCGAGCGGGAACTTGTTCTTGCTGGAAAAGGCTCACGAAATTGGACACCAGAGCAACGAGAACAGCTCATCACTAAAGGCAAGGTATATGATGCCGATGGAAAAGCCTTTATTGGTCAGCATATGAAAAGCGTCAGCGGTTTCCCTGATAATCAAGGTGATGCAGATAATATTCAACTCCTATCGCTAGAGGAACATTTTGAAGCACATAAAAGAAATTGGCAAACTGTAACGAACTGGTATTATGATCCAGACACAAAGATATTTTATGATTTCGATGTGTATGATTATAGCAAATTCCCTCCCGATGACTACATTAATTTTCACCCCGAAGAAGCTCTAATACCGATTGAATCTCCCTCGGAGGAGCCACAGAACAAGCCGGCGGAAGAGAAAAGAACGCCAGAGCCAAAAACTGAAAAGACCAAGTCTGACAGTTCGCCGCAAAAACAATCAACGACAGCGAAAAAAGCAACTCCACCTGAAGCGGCTGCTACCGGGACAAAGGCCACAAAAAAGAATCCAATGCTGTTAAGCGATTTAAGAGCATATTAGGTGCTATGGGAAGAGGGGCTAAGAAATTAGGAAAAGGTGCAATAAAGTACAGAAAAGAAATCGGCATTGGGCTATTAACTCTTATTGGAATTGCAGCAGAAGAACAAATAAGAAAAAGTGGTTCTGAATCAAACGGACACGGATTCGATAATGACGATGATAAGCCACCATTCAATCCGCTTTCTGATTCTGATGAAGCCATTGACGATATAATGGAGGAAGAACAAAATTCTGACATATCAGATGGCATTGGTGGAACGCCTAAAAGCCCCGGTCCGCGCAGAGGATATCTTGGCCACCGTTGGAAGAAAAATGACGATGGAGAATTAGAATTGCAAGAGACATGGATTAGGGAGACGTATGTTCATCCGGAACAAAAAGAAGATGATGATTCCGATGAATAATAAAAATATAACGGCACTGCGCTAAAACTGGCGTAGTGCCGTTCTTTTTTGCCCTTATGCACCCAACGGCTACATTTGCACCCGTTGGGTGCATTTTTCGTGTATGCGTTAAATTGTATCAAAATAGCAACGGCAATAGATCCTGCCTGTGGTTCGGGTTCGCTGCTGCTTAAAGCTGCAAAGGTACTCGGTAAGGACAAAGTGCGTCAGGGCTTCTTCGGACAGGAAATTAACATCACTACATACAACCTCTGCCGTATCAATATGTTCTTACATGATATTGACTACGACAAGTTCGACATAGCTCACGAAGATACTCTTATTTCGCCGCAGCATTGGGACGATGAGCCTTTTGAGGTTATTGTAAGCAATCCTCCATATAGTATAAAATGGGCGGGCGATGAGAATCCATTACTTATAAATGATCCTCGTTTCTCTCCTGCAGGAGTGCTTGCACCGAAGTCAAAGGCAGACCTTGCATTTATCATGCACTCACTTGCATGGCTTGCAAATAACGGCGCAGCTGCTATTGTTTGTTTTCCGGGTGTCATGTATCGTGGTGGAGCTGAACAGAAGATACGCAAATACCTGATAGACAACAACTTCATAGACTGCATTATTCAGCTGCCTGATAACCTTTTCTACGGTACTTCCATTGCTACCTGTATCATGGTTCTGAAAAAGAACAAGTCTCAGAACAGCACACTTTTCATAGATGCTTCTAAGGAATGTATCAAGATCACGAACAATAACAAGCTCACTGAGGACAATATAGCTAAGATAGTAGCAGCATTTGCAGAGCGTACAGACAGCGAATACTTCTGCCGCCTTGTACCTAATGATGAGATAGCTGAGAATGACTATAACCTGTCTGTTTCGACTTATGTTGAGCAAGAGGACACAAGAGAGGTCATTGATATTGCTGTTCTCAACGCAGAAATATCTGAGATAGTTAAACGTGAGGACGTGCTCAGAGCTGAGATTGATCGTATTATCATGGAGATAGATGCTTAATGGAAAAAGAAAATGATTTCAAAGATGCCTTACTTATATTTAAAAAAGTTTTAGATACAGGCAATCAAGAAGAAATTGAAAAGGAAAAGTATAATTTGCTATGGAAAGTCGGCAATCTTTTTGAATTGATTGCAAATTATGTTTTCCTTGATGAGATTGGGGTTTCTTTTGATTTCGGTTCAAGTGTAATTAAGAAAGGCACAAAATTATTTAGAATTCGTGACTATAATGATAAAACTGATTTTTCAAATCCAGATCAGTGGAAACCTTCGCCTTTTAAAAGTCAAGGTAGAATTAATCCCGAAGGTAAAGAAGTTTTATATCTTGGAAGTTCAGAAATGGTTTGCGTATTAGAAACGCATAAGCGTTATCCGCAGAAATACGCACTTGGCGAATATGAATGTAATGAAGATATTACAGTTGGAGGTTTTCTTTCATACGTTCAGAATAATAATTTGCATAACATAGCAGCAACGGTGCTTAATGCTTTTTTGATAGCCCTCTCAAGATGTGCGAAAAATAAAGAACTATTCAATTATTTAGAACAGAAATTTGGTTCTATTACACTCGATGATTTTGTATCATTGAAGAACACAGTTCTTGATCCTAAAGAGGAAATAAAGTTGCCATATAAATTTGCATTATTAAATCAAAGAGACAGGCATTATGATTTAACGAATATGCTTTGTAAAATAATAGAAAAACAATATCCAGAGGGAATTAGATATAGTTCATGTTTTATTCCTATGGAAACACCTGGGATAGTGTGTTCTGAATATAATATTGCACTATATACGTCAGGTATAAGGAAACTTCGATTTAAAGGATTTTCTGTAAAAACAATCGGTGGCAAAAATCCAGAATTGATTAATGATGTGAATTTAGCAAAAGTATATTTAGGAGATTTTAAAGATGAGGTTCAATCATGACTAAACTCGAACAACTTATAAAAGAACTATGTCCTAATGGCGTGGAATCTGTTTCGATAGGAAGTCTTATAAGTAAGGTAACAGAAAAAAGGAAAAATAATACTTCTATCAATCAGGTTTTTGTAGTAAGTAATACACTTGGACTTGTTAAAGCCGAAGAATATAGAGAAAATACAGTTCACAGCGAAGATACGTCAAACTATACAATCGTTAAGCCTAATTCATTTGCATATAACCCATCAAGACTTAATATTGGTTCAATTGCTCTTAATAACACTTCTATAACTGGCTTAGTAAGCCCAATGTATGTAGTTTTTAGTGTTAATGAAGATATAATTCTTCCTCAATATATGGAATTGCTTATTAAAACACAGTTTATTATTGGTAAAATTAATGCTTTCAAAGAAGAGGGTGCTCGCTTCCGTTTTGATTTTAGTAGATGGAATTGGATAATTATCCCATTGCCGCCAATTGAAATACAAAAAGAGATTATCAATGTTTTAAGTAAATTCAAAGAATATAATAATATGCTTACAGCGGAGCTTGCAGCTCGCAAAAAGCAGTATGATTATTATAGGAACTATTTACTTACATTTGATAATAGTAAATATCAATGGAAAAGCTTTGGAGAACTATTTGTCGTTAAAAACGGTCTAAATAAGGAAAAAGAAGCCTTCGGCAAAGGAAAACCAATAATCAATTTTACAGATGTTTTTAAAAATAGGTGGCTTGCAAAAGGCTCTTTTACTGGACTTGTTGACGTAAATCCTGATGAAATAGAAAGATATAGTGCAAGAAAGGGCGATGTATTCTTTACAAGAACATCAGAAACAAAAGAAGAAATCGGTATGTCAAGTACTCTTATTGAAGATGTACCCGATTGTGTATTTAGCGGATTTGTTTTAAGAGCAAGACCAACAACGGATTTATTGCTGCCCAAGTTCTGCGCTTATTATTTTTCTACATACGAGGTAAGAAAGCAGATAGTAAAATATGCTGCTTTTACCACAAGAGCCACAACAACAGGAGATAAACTTTCGAAGATTAGAGTGCCAATTCCGCCAATCGAAGAACAAGAACGAATAGTATCAATCCTTGATCGCTTTGACAAGCTATGCAATGATATTTCCGAGGGCTTGCCTGCGGAGATAGAAGCAAGACGTAAACAGTATGAATATTATCGGGACAAGCTGTTGTCCTTTGAGGAGAAGTAAAATACTATGAATTTTTATTTAGCTGCGATTATGCTTAAAATTGATTGGAGTGTATGGGTACCAATTTCAATTTCTATTGCAAGTTTAATCTCTACTATTATCATGAATGTATACAATAGGAAATCTATAAAAAAAGAAAACAAAGAAATGTTCGATTTGAATATCGAGAATGAAAAACGAAATCAAAGACTAAAGAGTTATGAAGAAGCCCTTTCTTTATTAGAATTACCTTCTATAAAGAGTAGTGAATGGTTTAATGTTAAGAAGACAAGTGATGTAAATGATGAATTTGAACATAGAGTCAAAGAAGTGTATAATAAAGATTTACTATTACTTGATGAAAAAGAAGAAGCTGAACTTAATAAAAAATATGGGAAACATATATCCTACCGTAAGTTGGCTCTTGATTTAAGGAATATAGCTGTTAGAAAGAGAAAGGAACTTCTTAAAGAAGAAAAGAAAGCGGTGAAGAAATGACTTATTTCAATATAGTCGCGGCAACGAATGAGAATACCGTTGTTACTGAGTATATACCTGAACCTCGCACTGCCGACAATTATCAGAGCGAAGCAGACCTTGAAAAAGAGTTCATACGCCGTTTGGGTGAGCTTGGCTATGAGTATCTGACCATTCACAAGGAAGCTGATCTCATTGCCAATCTCAGGACGCAGCTTGAGAAGCTCAATAATTATTCTTTTTCCGATAGCGAGTGGAAACGCTTCTTTTCTGACTATATCGCTAATGCCAATGAAGGCATAGTCGAGAAAACAAGGACTATACAGGAAGACCATGTAAAGACCTTGAAACGTGATGACGGTACAAGCAAGAATATTACTCTCATTGACAAGAAGAATATACATAATAACTATTTACAGGTCATTAATCAGTATGCTGTCGATACAGGCTCAAGGAAGAACCGCTATGACGTTACTGTGCTTGTAAACGGTTTTCCTCTTGTGCATATCGAGCTTAAAAGGCGTGGTGTGCCTATCCGTGAAGCGTTCAATCAGATAAACCGTTATCAGCGTGACAGCTTCTGGTCTGGTAGCGGTTTATATGAATATGTGCAGATATTCGTTATCTCAAACGGTACGAATACTAAGTATTACTCCAATACTACCCGTGATAATGCTGTTAAGAATGCTCAGAAAAGCCGTAACAAGTCAAAGACAAGCAACAGCTTTGAGTTTACTTCATTCTGGGCAGACGCTAATAATAAGGTCATTCCTGACCTTGTAGACTTCACAAAGACATTTTTTGCGAAGCATACTATACTGAATATTCTGACAAAATATTGCGTATTCACAGCGGAGAATATGCTGCTTGTAATGCGCCCATATCAGATAGTAGCAACTGAGCGTATACTGAACCGTATCGAAATAGCCAATAACTATAAGAAATACGGCTCTGTCGCAGGCGGCGGCTACATCTGGCATACAACAGGAAGCGGCAAAACGTTGACTTCTTTCAAGTCAGCACGTCTGGCTTCAAAGCTTGATTATATTGATAAAGTTCTGTTTGTCGTTGACCGTAAAGACCTCGACTATCAGACTATGCGTGAATATGACCGTTTTGAAAAAGGAGCTGCCAACAGCAATACTTCAACAACGGTACTGAAAAGGCAGCTTGAAAACGCTGATTGTCATATCATAATCACGACAATTCAGAAGCTCGCCACATTTATTAAGAAAAATCCGACTCATGATGTATACGATAAGAGAGTCGTTATTATATTCGATGAATGTCACCGAAGTCAGTTCGGTGATATGCACGCTGCCATTGTAAAGAAGTTCAAGAAGTATCATTTGTTTGGCTTCACAGGCACGCCTATATTTGCAGTAAATACAGGCTCTGTGAAGAATCCGAATCTCTGTACAACTGAACAGGCTTTCGGAGATCAGCTGCATACATATACTATCGTTGACGCTATCAATGATAAGAATGTACTTCCTTTCCGTGTAGACTACATCAAGACTATGGACAAAGAGGAAGATATTGAAGATGTTAAGGTGTGGGATATTGACCGTGAAAGAGCATATATGTCTCCGAAGCGTATCAAGCTTGTTACAGAGTATATCCTTAATCATTTCAATCAGAAAACATACAGGAATGAGCGTACTTATTCTTTCAATGTAGTAATGAATATCTCCGAAGTTGCCGCCGATAAGAAGCGCACTCAGGTACAAGAGATAAAGCAGAAGCAGCATATAAACGGATTTAATTCCATATTTGCGGTTTCCTCGGTACAGGCTGCGAAGCTCTACTATGAGGAATTCATGAAGCAGATGGAAGCAACTCCCGAAAAAGCTTTGAAAATAGCTGTTATATACAGCTATGGAGCTAATGAGGAAGATCCAGACGGATTGATAGATGAAGAAAATCCCGAAGATACATCTGCACTTGACTCAACATCGAGGGACTTCCTTGAAAAAGCTATAAAGGATTATAACAAGCAGTTCAATACAAATTACGACACATCAAGCGATAAGTTTCAAAACTACTATAAAGACGTTTCTCTCCGTATGAAGAATAAGGAACTTGATATGCTCATCGTAGTAAATATGTTCCTTACAGGCTTTGACGCAACTACACTCAATACCCTGTGGGTAGATAAAAACCTCAAAATGCATGGTCTGATACAGGCATACAGCCGTACAAACCGTATTCTGAATTCTATCAAGACATTCGGAAATATTGTCTGCTTCCGAAATTTGAAAAAAAGAACAGACGCAGCAATAGCTCTATTTGGTGACAAGGATGCTGGCGGCATAGTTACCTTACAGAGCTTTGAGGACTACTATAAAGGCTATGATGATAAAAAGGGTAAGCACGTTGACGGCTATGTTGATATGATAGACAAGCTGCTCACCAAATATCCGTTAGATGAACCGCAGATAGTAGGTGAAGCAAATCAGAAAGAGTTTATTTCTCTGATAGGTGCAATTCTGCGTATGCGTAATCTGCTTGTAAGCTTTGACGAGTTTGAGGGCAATGAGCTTATTTCTGAAAGAGACTTCCAAGATTATCTCGGACGTTATCAGGACTTGCATGATGAATGGAAGAACCGTAGAATAAAAGCAACTCTGGAGAACATAGACGATGATATTGTCTTTGAGATCGAGCTTATAAAGCAGATAGAAATCAATATCGACTATATTCTTATGCTTGTGGCTAAATATCATGACAGCCATTGCATGGATAAGGAAGTGCTTATTACCATTAAAAAGGCTGTGGAAGCAAGCCCTGAGCTGAGAAGCAAGAAAGACCTTATTGAGAACTTCATCGCAGGAATTAATGAGGTCGATGATGTAATGGACGAGTGGCACAGCTATGTTGCCGAAGAACGTGAAAAAGCTCTCCAGAGCATTATCGAGGAAGAAAAGCTGAAATCTGAGGAAACAAGGCAGTTCATTGAGGGAGCTTTCCGTGACGGAACTGTAAAGACAACCGGCACAGATATTGACAAGATACTTCCTGCGGTGTCACGCTTTGGCGGAGGTAATCGCAAGGAGAAGAAGGAAACTGTCATAGAAAAGCTCAAAGCATTCTTTGAAAGGTTCTGGAATATAGGATAAACATGTGATTAATAGTTGCGTTTATATAAATCAGGAGGCACAGTTATGAAAAAAATCAAATGTGAATTGTGCGGAAGTTGTGATATTTTAAAAATTGAAAATGATCGTTTTCAATGTCAGTCATGTGGTTGCAAATACACTGCTGAACAAGCTAAATTATTGATAAATGATATTGAAGGAACTATTGTTGAATATTCAGACAAAAACAAAGACGATTATTCAGAAAATGATTCAATTACAAATTATATTTGCAGAGAAAATGAATGCAATGAAAATAATTATATTATTCTAAAAGGTGATACAGTTATTAACGCTTATGCTTTTAATGGTGATTCAACAATAATAAATGTAACCATACCTGATAGCGTGACACGCATAGGCAAAAGCGCTTTTGCAGGATGTGAAAACCTAACCAGCGTTATTATACCTAATAGTGTAACAAGCATAGGTGAAAGCGCTTTTGAAAACTGTAGCAAACTAACAAGTGTAACCATACCAAATAGCGTAACAAGTATAGGCGATGGAGCTTTTGCAGGATGTGAAAACCTAACCAGCGTTATTATACCTAATAGTGTAACAAGCATAGGTGAAAGCGCTTTTGAAGCTTGTAG